CGCCGCATGGCGTGCTGCCGCATGGCGACGAGCTGTTCGCCGTCACGCGGCTGGCCGCCGATAGCCAGTCGCTCACGCCCGGCGACATCGTCGTGCTGTTCGACATCGACACCGCGCCGATCGGCGGGACGGAGATCTGGTATCTCTGCTCCGGCCTGGTCGATGGCGCCGCACCGGTGTGGAAGGGCAACACCTACGCGCCGCATCCCATCGTGGCCGAAGGCTTCGAGTGGGCGGGGCGCGGGCAGTTGCCCAAGCCCAAGCTCACCGTCGGCAATGCGCTGGGCCTCCTGCAGGCCGCCGTCGTTCAGTACAATGACCTGTTGGGGGCGAAGGTCACGCGCTGGAAGACGCTGAAGAAATACCTCGACGGCCAGCCCAACGCCGATCCCGACACGCACTACATTCCCGACATCTATCACATCGATCGCAAGGTCGCGCAGACCAAGGGCATGATCGAGTTCGATCTCTCCGCCGCGCTCGACCAGCAGGGCGTAATGCTGCCACGCCGGCAGATCATCCGCGACGCCTGCACCGAGACCTATCGCAAGTGGGACGCCGCCAAGGCCGAGTTCGTGCCGGGGACATGCCCCTATGCCGGCGCCGCGAAGTTCACCGCCAAGGATGCGCCGACCGACGCGGCCCATCTCGACGTCTGCAGCCACAAGCTCTCGGGCTGCCGGGCCCGCTTCGGCGCCGACGGCGAGCTGCCGTTCTCGGGCTTTCCCGCCGTATCGAGGACCCGCTGATGTTTGCCGTTTCCGTAGCCATCCAAGAAGCGATCGTCGAGCACGCCCAATCGCTCGCGCCGGAGGAGGCGTGCGGCGTCGTTCTGGGCAAGGACAGTGGCGACCGCTACGTCCCGTGCGAGAACGTGGCCGAGGATCGGAGCACGGCCTTCGAGATCGACGCCGGATTCATGGCGGAAGTGCGGGCGTCGGGCGAGCTGCGCGCCATCGTGCATTCGCATCCGCACGGGCTCGACGGTCCGTCCAGGACCGACATGGAACAGGCGGCCGAAGACGACGTGCCGTGGGGCATCGCCGTGCTCGATCCCGTGCACCGGCCCAAACTCTTCTTCTGGGGCGACATGCTGCCGGCCGCGCCCTACGAGCAGCGGCCGTTTCGGCACGGCATCGCCGATTGCTATGCGCTGGTGCGCGACTGGTACCGGCAGGAGCGCGGCCTCGTCCTGCCGCTGACGCCGCGCGATCCCGATTGGTGGAACAAGGGCCAGCGGGTCATCGAGGACAATCTCCACCGCTTCGACTTCGACGAGTTCGGCGACGGCGAGCCGTTGCAGTTGGGCGACGTGCTGCTGTTCCAGGTCGGTGCGCCGACGGTGAACCACACCGGCATCTATGTCGGCAACGGCCTGGTGCTGCACCACCTCACCAACCGCCTCTCGCGCAAGGACGTGCTGGGCCCGTGGAAGCAGAAGTATCACGCCAAGACGATGCGGATGCGGCCGAGTGCTGTGCAAGCGATTGCACAAGGGGACGGGCGATGATTTTTTGTCATCCTGAGCGCAGCGAAGGATCTCATTGCGCCAACTCGGAGCAAGGTCGCGCGGCCATTAGATCCTTCGCTGCGCTCAGGATGACAGAGGAAACAGCCAAGCCGACCGCGAACCGGGAGTCCGCCCCATGATGCGCCAGGTCTATCTCTACGGCGCGCTGGGCCGGCGCTTCGGCTATCGCCATCGGCTCGAGGTCGACACGTTGCCCGAAGCGATCTGGGCGCTGTCGGCGATCCGTCCGGGCTTCAAGGAGTATTTCTTCCGCGGCCCCGCCTATTCTTTCATCAAAGGGGCTACGCGGCGCGGCGGCATCGATCTCGACCTCGCCGAACTGCCGATGACGCTCGGCAAGCACGACATCCACATTATGCCGGCCGCGATGGGCGCGGGCGGCGGCAACACCGGCAAGACGGTCGGCAAGATCATTCTGGGCGTGGTGATGATCGCCGGTGCCTACTTCGCTGCTCCCCTGATCGGGGCCGCCGCTGCTGGCAGTGTTGTCCCTGGTTCGGCAGCCTCCGTGAGCGCAGGCGTATCGCTAGGCTTGTCGACGGCAGCGGTGACTGGTGCTGCAGCCGGTGGGACGGCCTGGGGTGCCGCCATTGGCACTGGCGCGATCCTGGGCTCGATCACCTACGGCAACATTGCCTCGGTCGGCCTGATGATGGCACTCACCGGCGTCTCGCAGCTCATCTCGCCGACACCGCAGGCGTCACAGGCGGCTTACACCAACTTCGAGCGGCCCGAGGCGCGGACCAGCTTCATCTATGGCGGCGCGGTCAACACGTCGGAGCAGGGCGGCCCGATCCCGATCCTCTACGGCCGCATGCGCATCGGCTCGACTCTGGTCGCGGCCTCGGTCTCGACCGACCAGATCGAGGGCACCGTCACCGCCGGCGCGCCAGGCACCACGGCACGGCACGCCTTCTCGGGCGGTGAGCTGTAGCCGCCGTTCACTTCTCCAGTTCGATCTTGGCTGCGATCGGGCGGGCGGCGCGAGAGACATGACCCCTCCGCCCTGGTGAGACGAGGGCACCTCCCCCGATGACGGGGGAGGCGAAGCGCAAGTGGTCCGATCCCGCGCCACCGTGGCCGCGTTCGCATAATCCGCCATCCGCCGAGGGCTAGCCTCGCTGACACCGCCTCCCCATCCGAGGGCCGATCCGAGGGGGAGCGGGCGACGACGGGCGGTTCTGGAGGCGCATTGTGAGGTCCATCAACCCGAGCCACACCGTCTTCGGGCGCGGCGGCAGCGGCGGCAAGGGCGGGGGTAAGTCGGAGCCGGTCGGGCGCTCGCCGGTCGAGGCGCCGAACTCGCTGCAATCCAGGTCCATCGCGCGCTTCCTCGACCTGTGGTGCGAGGGGCCGATCCACGGCCTGGTGAACGAGGACCAGTCGATCTACTTCGACGACACGCCGCTCAAGAACGGCGACGGCACCTTCAACTTCACCGGCGTCGCGTTCGACACGCGCTACGGCTTTCCGTTCGGCTCGCAGACCTACATGGCGGGCTTCCCGTCGAGCCGCAATACGGTGACGCTGGAAGGCGGGCAGGGCGTCGAGATCCGCAAGTCGAACGGCGGCGTCGTCCGCACCGTCAACAATCCGCAGGCCAACGCCGTCATCGTCAAGATTTCGACGCCCGCCCTCTACATGCAGAACAACGAGACGGGTGACATCAACCCCTACACCTCGAACTTCCGCATCTCGGTGAAGGCGTTCGGCGCCGCCTCGTTCGTCGAGACGCACTATGTCGGCTTCCACGGCAAGACGACCTCGACCTATCAGCGCGACTATCGCGTGGCGCTGCCGCCCGGCGGTGCGCCCTGGGACATCAAGATCCAGCGCGAGAGCGACGACGATCCCGCGGAGTGGTTCAAGGATCGGCTCTATTGGACCTCCTACACCGAGGTGGTCGACGGCAAGCTCGCCCATCCCAACGTCGCCTATTGCGGCGTGCAGATCGACACAGCGCAGTTCAACGGCAGCGCGCCGGCGCGCTCCTACGACGTGAAGGGCCTGCTGATCAAGATTCCGTCGAACTACAATCCGGCGACGCGCAGCTATACCGGCGACTGGAATGGCACCTTCACCACCGCCTGGTCCGACAATCCCGCCTGGTGCTTCTACGACCTGCTGACCAACACGCGCTATGGCCTGGGCCTCGATCCCGCGGCGGTGAACCCGTGGAAGTGGGACCTCTACACCATCGGCCAGTATTGCGACGCCGTGGACGAGAGCGGCGCCTATGTCGGCATCGACGACGGCGCCGGGGGCAAGGAGCCGCGCTACACCTGCAACATGCTGCTGAACAGCCGGCAGGAAGCCTATGCCGTGGTCAACACCATGGCCTCGATCTTCCGCGGCATGCCGTTCTGGTCCTCCGGCGCGGTGCGTGCGACGGCCGACATGCCCAAGGCGCCGGTGGCGCTGTTCACCAGCGCCAACGTGCTGGGCGGCGAGTTCAAGTACGAGGGCACGTCGCTCAAGGC